GGTGAGGCGGCGGCCGGCGCGTCGATGCGGATGCCCGTCCACCAGGAGCAACTCGAGCAGCTCTACTCGCGGAACCTCGAGGAACTCCGTGGGCTGACCGATGACATCGCGAGGGACGTCCGCCGAGAGCTGACCGACGGCCTCGCGAGCGGTGACGGACCGCGCGAGGTCGCCCGCGGCGTCTCGGATGTCCTCGGGAAGGTCGAGGACGGCACACCTCGAGCGGCGATGAACCGGGCGACGATGATCTCCCGGACGGAGCTGATGAACTCCCACAACTGGGGTCGGCTCAAGGAGTGGGAGCGCGCCGGCGTCGAGAAGGTCGATGTTATCCTGGCAGCTGACGCTTGCCCTCAGTGTCAGGCGTACGCCTCCGGCGCGCCCTACGAGGCGTCAAAGGCCTACGGCAACTTGCCGCGGCATCCGAACTGCAGATGCACCCACACGGTCTGGACGGGCGACTGACCGACTACCGATGACCCCGCCGGGGCGAGGCCCTCCCGGCATGGATTTTCCACGATGACATCATGACCACGTACGAACTCCTGAGCGACGGTGCGGGCGTCGCCGCCGTCGCAGCCGAACCGGCCGACAACCAACTCTCAGTCCACGGCGTGCTCTTCGGCGTCGACGACGTCACGAAAGGGCTCTCCAAGAAGCGCACGCGCTGGCCGGCGGACATCCTCAAACAGATGGCTGACGACGGCATCTTCGAGGGGAAGCCGTTCACCCTCGCCGATAGCCTCGATCCCGAGCAACACGTCGGCGTCACGGTGACCGATTCGGGGCCGCAACTCACCGGCGCCGTCTCGATGGACGAGAAGGTCGGCGAGATCACGGCGACGACGTTCGACGAAGAGGTCGGCCTGCTTTTCGAGGGGTTCCTCGCGGACTGGGAAGCCGAGGACGTCGTCGAGACGGGACTCGCCCAGATTTCACCGGTCGTTATCCGTGATGTCGAGCTCGTCGAGGGCGACGGCGAAGACGATCCGAACGCGATCTACGAGCCTGTCGACGTCGAGGGGGCTCGCGACGTGGCGCTCGTCGCCGATGGTGCGATCCCGTCGAACGAGATCAACGTCGGCCCGTCGCCTGACATCGGCTCCGAGATGGCCGAGGCACTCTCGAGCCACTACGGCGTCGACGTCGAAGCACTGGCGAACGATCACCCGGCGGGCGATGACGGCCACAACGACGAGGACGGCGGCCAGAGCACCCCGGCCAACGACGACTCACTGAACATGGACCTAACTGACAAAGAGCAGGAGCTGGTCGCAGCAGCCCGGCAGAAGGACGACCCGACGGTCGTCGAGGCCGAGGTGCGCGATCGGCTCACCGAACTCGAGGAACAGGCAGACGAACACGAAGACCTCATCGAAGAGGCTTCCGGCGTCGACGACCCCGAAGTCATGGACGCCGAGACGGCCGAAGCGATGCGCGAGCGCGTCGACATCGTGGAGGGCATGATGGCCGAGGCGCTCACCGAGGAGAAGGGACTTCGCGACGCCACCGTCGAGGCGATGAGCTTCGACGCGATGGCTGCGGAGTTCGAGACCGACGAGGGCGACCTCGACGTCGAGGCGCTCACCCAGATGCCGGAGTCGGGCAGCGGCCCGACCGGTGGCAGTGGTGGCGGCTCGAGCGGCCCGACGGACGGGGACAAGCAGCGCATCGAGGAGATCGACACCAAGCTCTCGTCGGTCGGCAACGCGCTGCCCGACGAGCGTGTCGAGGCGCTCCGCGACGAAGCGGCAGAGCTCGCGGACGCCGACGACTACGACGGCGCACTGGAGGTGCTCTAAATGGCAAGCGAACCCGGACAGAACGGCGGCGACAGTACCAGTACCATCGGCTACTCCGATGCGAGCGACACGACCGAGGCCGGCGACGCGGTCGGCATCACCGGCGGCGAGATCGAGCCCGGGACCGATACCGAGAATCTGCTCGGTGTGCGGGCTCGAGGCCGACCTACCGAGAACAGCGGCATCGCGCCGGTCCACGTCGGCGGCCCCACCGTGGCGGCCGTCGAAGGCTCGGTCTCCGAGGGCGACGATCTCGACCTCGGGGCGACCGGCGCCGACGGCGAGCTCGAGACCTCTTCGGGAGGCCCTGCCCACGCCCTCTCGGACGCTGGCGGCTCCTGGCGCGGCCAGGACGCACCGGCCGGCTACGCGTGGGTCCTGCTGTAAGACTAACTGACGACTCATCCTGATCACACATGGCTCAGAAAGCATCCGACATCATCAGCGACGACGACGTCCGGTCGATCGTCGAAAAGATCCGCAACAAGAAGTACCAGAGTCGCACCGCCTTCAAGGACTACGACGCCACCAACAACGACTCCAACTCGGTGGAGTTCCCGATCTCCGACGGCGACTTCGACGGTGACGTCGCCGAAGTCCCGCCGGGAAGCGAGTTCCCGCGGGCGACGAAGGACTACGACACGGTTCAGGTCGCCCACACGAAGTACGGACTCGAGATCGTCATCCCGAACGAGGACGTCGAGGACAACGTCATCGACATCACGATGGACCAGGAGGAGGATCTGGTCCGCGCCGAGGAGACCCGCGTCGACGGGATCGCGTACAACATCCTCTCGAACAACACCAACAGCGCCGGCCCGATCGACGCCGGCAACGAAACGGCAGGTGTCTTCGAGTACGAGGACATCACCCTCGCCCGCCAGCGGGCCTTCCAGGACGGGCTCGACATGGGCGAGCTGCGGCTGCTCACCGGCGGTCAGAACATGAACGCCCTGCTGAACATGGACAAGTTCACGCAGGCGTCCGAACTCGGCGACTCCGTCGTCGAGATGGGGATCCTGCCCGGCGGCAACCTCGTCGGCCAGCAGGCGTTCCTCGGCGTCGCCGGCGACGTCCCGGTCTTCCTCGACAACACCGGCAACTACTCCGAGGGCGAGGCCTACCTGGTCGACCCCACGAACTTCGGCTGGGAATCGACTCGACGCGCACTCGACGTCTCGAGCTACTACGACGAGTCGATCGAGTCCACCGTCTGGCAGATCGACGAGCGGGTCGGCTTCGCGGCTACCCAGCCGTCGGCGAACATCGCGATCGACACGTAACCACCCATGCCCTACCTCAAACACGAGTCCGGCGGGGCAGGCGAACTCCGAAACTCGCAGATCCTCGGGGATCGGTCTCCGCTCGAGTTCGACGAGGACGGCTACGTGTTCGTCGAGGATCCCGACGTCGCAAAGAAGCTGCTGGCGATGCACCGCCATATCGAGCGAGGCGGTCACAGGCCCGAGACATCGAGCGACGAGGCCGACCAGTTCGATGCTGCGGTGTTCGTCGACCGGACGCCGATGGACGACGTCATCGCAGACATCGAGTCTGGTGACTACGACGATCACCTGGAGGCGCTCGAAGACGAGGCCTCGCGCGACGGGGTCCTCGAGGCGATCGCCGAACGGAGAGAGTAATCCACGATGGCAACGAGCGCCGGCACCAGCGCGGACGACGTCCGCGTCGAGATCAACACGATCCTCGACGATTCGGACATCGAAGGCGAGCAATACAACCCCGACAGCACGGGCATCCTCGGTCGCGTCGAGCGCGATACCGACCGCGAGTACGATAATACCGACATCACGTTCGAGGATGACCAGCACCGGCAGGACTTCGAGGCGACGCTCGCAGCGCTGCGGATCGCGGAGGGTCTCGACCGGCGGGCCGAGTCGGTCACCTCCGGGCGCTCGAGCAGGACGTACGAAACCGCGGAGATCGACAACCTGCGGCAGCGTGTCCGGAACCTCGATCCGGGCGACGAGTTCGGCCAGCCGAGCTCGGTGATCTGGGACTCCGACCGCCACATCTCCTCGAGCGGGGGTAACTCATGAGCGAGTGGGGCGTGTCGGTGGCCGGTCTCGATGCTGTGACCGACATGTTCGACCAGATCACAGCCGACTTCGACGGCGATACGACCTACATCGCCGGTCCGACCGTCGAGTACGCGATCTACAACGAACTGGGTACCTCGAAGATGGAGGCCCGCCCGTTCGCTCGTCCAGCTGCGGAGCGCGTCCAAGCAAATACGGCGGCCGAGGTTCGGCGGATCTCGTCATCTCAAGGCATCCCGCTGAGTACCGAGGAGAACATCATCCGCTGTGCCGCACTGGCCGTTCAGGACCGGATGAAACGGATCGCTGATCAAAAGGACGTCCGCGACACCGGCAACCTAATCGCGTCGATCCGAATCGAGAAGGTGAGCTGATATGCACGGCCCGATCGCCCGGTTGATTCAGTCCCAAGGCCGCGAGTATCAGCTCCAGAACGCCAGCGGTGGCGGCGGACGAGATACCCCGAGCTACTCGGACGCCGGCGCGATCGTCGGCGTCCTCGAGCGTCGAGGGCGGCCACAGACCGCGACCGACTCGTCTGGCACGGAGGTCGAGACGGACCTCGAGATCCGCGCTGTTCCTGACGATGGGACTCAGCTGCGGCCAGCAGGTAGCAACGATGGCTACCCGACGCTGCTCGAGCATCCGACCGGCGCGGAGTACCGTCTACTCGACGTGCACGAAGAGGACGGCGGCGTGACGGTGCTGACCGTCGTGGAGGACTGACCGATGGCACGAGACATCAAGTCCGACCTCGTCGCGTTCCTTCGGACGCACTTCGACGAGAGCGAGATCCCGGTCACCTTCGAGGCCGGCGACCCGGCGGATCCGACGACCGTCGAGGGCGTCCGGTTCGCGGACTACGACGGCGCGAACGACTACCCGCAAGTGGCGATCGTCTCTGAGGACCCCGTCGTCCCCGGTGGCGGCCAGACGCAGATGACCGGCATCGACGCCGGCGGGGGCGGCGGCATCCAGGACACCGTCACCAGCGTCCAGATCGATTGCTGGGGCGGCCCGCACGACGCCGACATCTACCAGTCGGAAGGGGCGCATCCGGACGTCGTCGCGAACGCCCTCGCTCGAGAGACCCACCGCGTCCTCTTCGGGGCCGACGAGTCGGACGAGGGCCCGCCGGTCCCGGACGGCTACGAGTGGGTCAACGCCGAGCCACCGGTCGAGAACAACGACACGGAGCGCTCGCCGACGCACTACCGGCGATACGTGATCGCCCGGACGAAGCACACGGAGACACCTTGATGCACATCACGAACGAGAACACTGCGACGCGGCGTCTTTTCAACGCCGACCTGACGGACGAGGACGGCGAGCCGCTGATGGACGAGCCTGTCGAGTTCGCGTCGACTGGGACCGCACAGGTCACCGAAGAGGTCGGCGAGGCGCTCGTTGCCAACTACGACGACATCCGGCGCAAGGAGTAACCAAACATGAGTACTGCAACTGCACACGACACGCCAGAGAGCGGGACGCTTCCAGGTAGGTATGAGTGGGTTCCTGAACCCGCTCCGATGGAAGTCCCAACCGACATCGAGTGGAACCGTTTTTCAAACGTCATCCGATCGTTCAGCGCTGAATCGGGTGTCTCGTACGCCCGCCAGGACGCGATCGGGACCGCCGACGCCGTCGATCACAACCGCGGCACGGAGGAGCCGAGCGCCGACATTGGCTACGACCTCCAGCGCTTCCCGGTCGACACGAACGGAGACCCGGTCGATCCCTCGGCGTACGGGATCCTCCGGGACGAGTTTAACCAGCTGCTCGGATCGCTGCTGATGGTCGAGCGCACCGAGATCCCCGGCGGCAACGACGACGCAGGGATCCGCGTGTTCTCGGTCGTCCGTGGCGCCGAGGTCGAGAGCGTCGAACCGACGCTCGACCCATCGAGCGAGCAGCCGATCCTGATGGAACTCGGCTTCCAGCCCCGGAAGGTACGCTCGTACGCTATCCACCAGCCCAGTGCTGGGACGACGCTCGAGATCGTCTCCGACGACGCCGACGACACGATGGAGGTGACGATCGAGAACGAGGACGCCGGCACGACCGAGACGATCGCTCTCGATGGGACGACCGCCGTCACGACGACTGAGTCGTTCAGCGATATCGATGCGATCTGGCTCTCCGATGAGCCAACCGGCGACATCACGGTCACCGACGGCAACGGAACAGTCGTCTGCGAGCTCGCCGGCGGGCTGACCTACAGCGACGACGATCAGCCCGTCGACGGCGACCGTGGCGTTCCGGCACTCGGCGCTGGTTCCCACGCCGATCCGATCGGGACGTCCTTCGAACACTTCGTCGGTGATCGTGTGGAGCGGCCCGTTGGCTCCCCGGTCCGTCCCCGCCTCAACTCGGGCTCGTGGACTGTCGAAAACGACATCTCGACAGCGTCGCTTCATTCGACTCGAGCGCCCACCGTGGACGAATCGAACCGGACGGTCACCGTCGACGCCGACGTCGCCGGCCCGACTGTCTCGCATGACTCCATGATGGAGTCACTGCAGAAGGCCCAACACGACATCGAGCACGAACTCAGCGGCGGCATCGTGCGCTTCAAGAATACGGTCGTTCAGTCGCCCGGCTCGCGAGAGCGTGAGGCATCCGGGCAGGCGACCGCCGCCATCTCGGAGACGTTCGAAGCATCAGGCGAGCCCGCAATCGAACTGGAGGCCAACTAACGAATGACCGAACGAGAAACACGATTCGCAGACGGAGAGGATGAGGATCTCGAGATCGCGGCGCCGGAAGACTTCGGCGTTCGTCGTGACGACAACGGTGAGCTCGTCCCGCAGAAGCAACGGATCCCAGGAACCGACCTCGCAGTCAAGGTCAAACCCCTGGTTGGTGGCGCTGCCGAGCGCTACGACGATGTCCTCAACAGCGACCGTGCCGATGACGAGCGCGTCGAAGAGTTCTTCGAGGAGTTCATCGCCGAAGGCGTCGGCTCCTCGGGCGACCTCGAGAACGTCCCGGACTATCTCGTCTCGGCGTTGATCCAGGCGGTGAAGAATTCGTCGGGGTTTACAGCTCACTCGGCGGTGGAGCAGCAGCAGATGAGAGAGAACGCGGCGGCTCTCGAGGCAGTCGGCGGGGCGGGCGACCAGCTGATGGAGAAGGCGCTCGAGGCCGCGGGCGAAGACGAGGACAGTCCCTGAGCGAACAGGCTGCGGTTGAGGTCGCACTCCACGAGAAAGGCGGCTACGACTACCTCTCGATCCCACAGTTGCATGCTGGCGAGATCCGCCGCTTCGCTGAGGGCGTCAACTACCGTAACGAACAACGCCAGCAGAAACGCGGGCAGACGTC